ACAGCAGAACCTATACCTTTGTTGCGTTCTACTTTTTGAACTTCTATCATACCCAATACAATTTCTTGTGGTCTTTCATATACTATAAACGACCGCAGATCATACTTATCATTTATAAGCTTTTCAAATTCTTGCATGTTTTCAAATAGTTGGTATAATTTCATAATAGTATTTATTATTAACTATTTATTATACAAAACATATCGATATGTTCCACAATCCCATAATCGCCAATAACCAGCATTCTCCATGTTTTGATATTCAGTCAATGTAGGATCATACATTTTCATAGTTTCCTTTAACCTGTCTTTTCGATAGTTCCAACGATGCCTACGTTTACCATTTACAATGTATATATAATCAGGTTTGTTCGATTTTTCCATATCAAAACCCAATACATTGTATAAATTACCAACACTCCAACGTTTATCAGCATAACTTATTATCTTATACCACTTATTGTCCTTCTTAAATTTAGATAATAACTTACCTGCTATTCCAGGTATTCTGTATTCAGTGTTGGTCGCAAACCGTGATAGTTCCCATATACCGTTATACTTAGTCCTATCACGCTCCTTATAACCCAATAACACGCGCGGCATAGTGAACGTCATAACAGCTACCAACACTTCATCATAATATGCACCGTAAACTATCTGCGCAGCATCATTACCTTGTATATGAAACTTATTAAGAAATAAAGACTTGTCCTTTTTAGATATTTCAACTATGTTACATTTCCTACCATGTATTCTAGGTATATCTTTCGATGATTTACCTATGTAATGCTCTAACTTATTAACTATGAAATCCTTATTAAGCTCATCCTCAAATATAATAAACGGTCTAATACTATTTTCCTTCATTGTTTTCATTGAAATATCTGCTATCTTCATATCTGCGTATGTTTTATCCAATGGTATAATAACAATACCTATACTTGTTTCTTCATCGTATATAGTGATGTTAATATCATCCATCTGCTTAAATAATACAGCTTTTGGTAGTACCTTATCCCTTAAATCAGTTGCAAGTTTTTCAATACGCTTACCAGATTCTACGTATGGTAAAAATAATGGAGGGAGCGCACCTTTAATAGATGCTTTAGATGAAAGATTTTTGCGCCATGGCAACATTTGGAGATTAGTATGATCAGCACAAACCACAGACGGAATATTATTATCAAAACAAAATCTAACCGATACTTTATGGTCTAGTTGATAAGCTCCTTCAGTTCCAGCCTTACCCCGAGGGTGATTTTTAGGATTTATCTTCTTCTTATTTTTATTATAAACATCGCGAGTTAATTTATGTACATCGTTACGGTATATTTCCCATTCTGTGGCAGTTTCACGCCATTTAGCGGAGTTAGCTTTTGACCACTGTATCAACGGTTCTACACGCTTCTGCGGACCGCAAATCGCACACTCAACATGATTTGCTAATAAGTTAGCGGGTGAACAAGTAAAAATATGATGACATTCTACATTCATAACTTTTACTTTGTTCAATCGCGTAATAGGTGATATATGCCTTCTACCATCCCAATCATCAAGCACAATTATTCCACGTGATTTTAATACTAAAATATTATCTGCTCGCGAAATAATATATTCTTTTTCTTTTCTTTTTTCAGTGCAATTTGGACAACCAGATACACCATTCTTTTTCAATGTTTGAACTTTAGATTTAGGGGTTGCTGTCCATATATGTTCACATACCATACACTGCATTTTATGTTGATAATTAGAACCAGTGTACACATCTAATATTTCTATTTTGTTTTCTTTTCTTAATTTATCAGGATATTTATTGTTTATTTTTTTTGTCATTATTATACTACCTTAATTATATCAATATATTAACATATATACTCATATATATCAAAGGGGTATTAATCACTACTGTTTCCATATTATACACAAAAAAGCCCTGTAAAAACAGGGCTTTAGCGTAGATTTATATTATGTTAAATCTAAGTTAACAACATTTATCTTTCCGTAGTAGTCAGCGGAATTTCCGAGGGAGGTTTCAGTATTAGCAAATACTGCCTTACCATAACGTGTCATTAATGAAACAACTGGTTGGAATGTAGTTGGGTTAACAACAACACCAGATGACATTAATGGGATGTATGGGCAATAGAAATAACCAGTATCGGTTTCACCGTTACCACCTTTATAACCAACAAGGATAGTATCATTAGCTTGACCAATAGGCGAAGAACCTGATCCGCCGCCTAAATCAATACCAGAACCAGCTTGATTCCAAAGATAACTGAATACTTTAATAGTACCATTCAATGTACCAACTAACATAGTGTTGTTAGGACCTTTGAATGAACCCTCAACAGCAGGAGCAAATACTGATTTCGCTGCAGATTGAAGAACAGATACCATCATTGGTGAAACAACGATGAAGTTACCAGCACCACGACGAGTCTTACGGGCGATTTCATTTGCTACGCGGTTAATAATAACCGAGATGTTTGCAAGACGATCACCAACGTATGCAGGTGCATAGTTACCAGCACCGCCACCACCGTAGATACCATCACCAGCGCCGTCGAATGTATCGATAGTACCAGCAAGAGCGATAAGGTCAGTAATAATTTCCTGATCTATTTCCTGTACGATTTCAGCAGAAAGCGCCTGTGTCATTTCTGATTCAAGATCAAGACCATGCTGTGCATTAAGATCTTGCATTGCTTCAATAGTCCAACCAGCTTGTAGCTTACGTGAACCAGCTTCAACAGCCTGGGATACAACGTCCATAGTCATCTTACGACCACCAGAACCTTCAATCATGCTACCAGAACCACCGTGTAGTTGATTTCCATCCAAAGCTGAAGTACCACCAAATGAACCTGGACCACCACCAAAAACAGCACCTGGAAGACTTGAAGGCCAAGCTACGCCTGTTCCTTCTGGATCAATTGGAGCATTAGCAGTAGCTAAATTATCAATCGCGCCAGCGCCAGCATCTTGATCTTCTGCTGTGTTAGGCCCGCCAGCAGCGCCTGCGCCGCCTGAATACCATTGACGAATTGGTGAGTCGTTACCGAATACTTCATCGTTCACATTAATTTGTCCTGGAAGACCAAATTCATTTGAACCACCATTACTTACAGCTTCCGCATAACGGTAACGTAAAGTGTAAACAAGTCCAACAGGACCAGTCATTGGTTGGACACCTACAAGCTCAGTTGCAATAGTGCCTGGAATAATACGACGGATCATTGGGATCAGGATCTTACGAAAACCTGCAATGTCGTGTGCCGCTGTAGAACCAGCCGCTGCTGCTTCGTTAATCATATGGTTTTTCTGGTTTTCAAGCAGAGGTGCCACAACCTTTTGTTTCTGTGCGTCAAGACCTTCAAGCAATGCTGCTTTCGTTTCTGACCAATTTTCAAATAAACCTTCCATGTTAATTTCTCCTGAGAAGTTTTTGTTTTTAAGTTTTTACAATACCAGCGAGTTTACGAAGTTCATCAAGATGAGAACTTGAGCCTGCGCTCGCATCTTCAAATATAACACTGTCCGCATCGCCTGTTTTGGCTACACCTTCAATAATTGCTTCGCTACCACCTTTCTTCTTGAATGGTTTAAACGCTGCATCATTTTTAGCATCACCCTTTCCTTCACTCTCAGCTAGTACTGGATTTTCCTTCTCTGAGTTATCTGTTTCACGGATTACACGGCTAATAAAAGTTTTATAACCTTCTACCAACTGTTCCGTTTCTACGTTTTTAAGAATTGCTTCCATCACTTCTTTCTGGCGACCAGATAGTGGTGATAGAACATCTTCCATCGTCATGGCACGTTCAACTTCAGCATATTTAGATTCAGATTCAGCTAATGCTTCTTCTGCGTCTTGTAAACGTGCTGATGTTTCACGAAGTGAATTTTCTGCTGAATCATCATCAGAATAATTAACCATAAATTCTTCACTGAATGCTTCAAATACGCGTCTACCGAAATCATTCTTACGAACACTATCAAGATCTTCACGCAACTCATCAATTTCATCATTAAGACGAATTTCCAAGAATGCATCCACTTTTTCAACTAATTCCATTAGGTCATCTTTAAGTTCATCTGACATAGATGCCTTAGACTCAACCAACTTTTCAGCGTATTCAGCTTCAAGGTCACGAAAACGTTCAATGTCTTCTCTTAACTCTTCAACTTCCGCTGTAAGGAACTCTGTAACTTTACTATCAACGGCTTCAATAAGCTGATCACGTTGCGTTACCCACTGTTCAGTAAGTTCAGCACGGACATCTGCAGCTGCGCTATCTTTAGCGGCGTTGATTGCATCGTCCAATTTCGTTTGGAAAGCACTTTCTAATTCTTTTTTAGTTTCTTCAGATAGTACTTCTGCTTCCAACATTTTTTGCAGCAGCTCTTCCATTATTATTTCTCCAAATTTGCTTTTATTATAAAACTGTTTATATTTCAAACAATTAGTATTATTTTCATTATAAATATTTATTATCACGCGCATAAAAAAAGGATTTATAAATCAGAGATTTATAAATCCTTAATGTTTTCATACACTTAGCGTATTTTAACTTATAAAATATTTTTGAACTTTATAAGGTTTTACTATATAGTCCACCTACATTTAATTTTTCCACAATCCCATATACGATAATACCCCTGTTCTAACAACATCTTACGCTTTGTTAATAATGGGTTTGATCCTGCGGCAATTAAACCCTTTTTAGTTTTAAATCTACGTTGAAACCTATTTGTACCATCTGTCCACCACAAGGCTGGTTTACTATAACCTACAACTTTGAAACCTATATGATCCTTTACCAATCCTGTGAACCATCTACGATCTACGAAGGCAATTACTTCATTATAATTTTGATTAGTGATGGCAAATTTAAACATCTTAGAACCCAGCCCTGGATTATTTTGCTTATTTGTTACAAAGCGTTTAAGTTCGACGGCACAATCACCACCTTCATTGTTTGATTGACCAAATACCATTACACTGATTAACTCATCATTATAATATGCGCCTATCCTGTAATTTCCAGCGGTACCTGAACCTAATAAATGGTATTTTCTGAGAAATTCTTTGGCAATTTTCCATGGTATTTCTTTAACTGTAGTCTTTCTAGCGTAAACACCTTTATCAGATTTACCAAAAAAGTGTTTTAATGTGTCTTTACACTGCTGTTGGTGGTCACGCCACTCATCTTCAAAAATGTGAATTAAGCGTATACCTTTGGCTTCACATAGTTCGGTTTTATTTAAGTGGTACTTGTCATCTTTACCAGCAGCCTCAGAATGCCAATATAAGCCGTTAAATTCTATAGCAATATTGTACTCAGGTACGTATATATCTAATTCAAACGGAGGTATTATTGAATACGTACTAGATATACAGTTGACCTCAAGTGCTGAAATAAATTCAAACACCTCACGTTCTGGTGCGGAAAAATCAAATTTTTTAATTTCTATCAAATGTTTTTTGAAACGTTCAGATACAGTAGATGCGTCTACCTTTAATTTTTTTGCTATTTGTGTAAGAGTTAATTCTTTGGTATGGTGTTGTTCTTGCAACCAGTTTACATTATCCAATAGACTTAAAGTCTCTGTTGAAATGTGAACCTGTGAGGTGCTTACAACCCCATACCTTTCAATATTGGTTGATTTTATCCTATCCTTAATTTCTGGTACTTCCCCGGGGTTATAATAACCATAATTATTAAAACATGTTTGGTGTGCGGATTGTTTAATTTTTTTTGACTGCATGGGGTTTTCAACCCCATATTTTATTGTACATGTTTGTTTTACCTGTTCTCTAATTTCAGGTGATTGCAATGGATATTTAACACCATGATTATTTAAACAAGTTTCCTCCTTTTTTGATTTTATATCTTCCAATTGACTTGGATTTTCAACACCATACCTTTCTAAACATGTTTGCGTAGCCTTTTTTGTATTATTAAAATGTGAATCACCATACTTATCAAAAGATGTTTTTTCCATTTTAACAAGTATAGTTTTATTACACGCAGGGGCTATGCCACCATATCTTTTAATACATGTTTGTTTTACCTGTTCTCTCACACTATAAGAATTAGCGAGGCATTTTGTGCTACAATATTGCCTATATTTTTTTAGGGAGGGGTTCCATGCTACGGGGTGGTCACATTTTAAACATGATGGGATTTCAATAATATCATATAGTATATGATAGTACCTTTGTCGTAATGGGGTTGATTCAGGTAAGTTGGCGGTGAGTTTTAATATGTTGGTATACATTACTGGGTGTTTTCGTATAAACACATCTGGTCTTATATTTATATTTTGTAATATTAAATCCTTTAGTTCTATTCCCATAATACCACCCGATGAAAAAATGGTCAAGTATAATACTCGACCATCTTATATATTAACAAAAAATACCAGTGAAGTCAAATACTTACTTTTTAGCAAAGAGTCCTGTGTTAATCCACTTTAACATCTCTTTCTTGAAGTATTTTTGGGCTGCTGGATCATTACGCATATCTTCCGCAAGAGTGATTATATTATGACCATTTTTAGCATAATTTAATGATTCAAACACGGTTGATGGGTATGCGCCAGGTGCCGACGGCGTAGCTACTATATCTATAGTTACAAAATTAAACCCATGTACACATCCATCCTCATTTACTTGGCCTGCGCCGCGCGATGAAACACCAAGTGCTACACCAGACTCGGCGAGTACCTTTGCAATATTACCCATGGGGGTACTAAGTAATTTAGCTTTACCTGTCGCATTATTACCTTCCATTCGTATTTCAGTGATAACATGTGAAATTCTGTCCAATCCTACTGACAAACTTTCAGGATGTTCAAGCTCGCCGAAAATACCATTGCTTTCTTTAATACGTTGCTGTGCCGACGTTACTGCTGCCTGAATTTCAGTGATAGGATACACCCTACCATTTTTATTCTTAATCGCTGATTGCATAAAAATACCATTCAGCCATGTATTTTTACCATCAGTAGACGATTCGCGAATCAAACCAGCTTGCGATGGTGATAATTCTTCTATTAATAATTGTTGTGACATAACACTTCCTTGTCAAATTTTGTAGTTTAAGCTTTAGTTGTACCTAGCTCTTTATCACGTCCATCATTGAACTTTTCTGGCTTAGGTGTTTTTTCAAGCGTCTTCATAGGTTGCTTGCCACCAGACTTAAACTTAGTTTTGTCAACTTTATCATCATCAAGTTCTTTACAAGCGTTTCCATGCTTCTTCAATGTTTTCTTGCCGCCGTTTTCAAATTTGATTTTACCAGATATTACATCAGACATAACTGAACCTGAGCGTGAAAATGCAGAAGATGAAGATTGCTCATCTAC